TTGCGCTTGCCAAGAACCTTGCTTAGAACCTTTGCACCTTCGCGCACTTCATCGCGCTGATTTGTGGGGTACTTTGGGCGCGAAGAAGACGACCCTGGCCCTTGTGCTTTGTTGTAATTGCTGCGATTAATGTTTGAAACGTCTTTACGTCGTTCAGTTTGGGTTGCGCTACGAAGAAACCCGCCAGGCCCAAAAACAGAATTGTCAATATTTTCAGAGTCATAAGTTCCATTCGTACCAAAATCCGCTGGAAGGTCTGGGCCGAGTCCGCGAGTATCAGTGTAACCACCAGTACTAAACGGGCGATTCTTGCCACCAATATACGGGTAAGTTGCAACTGGTCGACGCTCACCACGAGCCATAGATTCGGTAGGAGTGCGCTCTGCCATGTAAGAACTATACCCTAAGATGCCCTGCGACGACCAGCCGCAGCGCGACGCTGAAACTCTTCCGCGCCAAGTTTCTTACGACCAATATACGCAGCAAGCGCCTTAGGATCGCGCGAACCCTTCGCGCTCAACGACTTCACTAGCTTGTCGTACTTCGACATACCCATACGCAGAACTATAACCTACTTACCAGACTCTCGAAGTTTACGAGCAAGACCAGAAGCCCACGACGCGCCAGCATCGCCACCCCACGCCTGATGCGCAACATACCCCGGAGTCTCCTTACCCGGCGTACCCCACCCAGGCTTACGATCTACCGCGTGCCTACTGAAGAATGAGTGCATACGCATAACATGATCACGAGTCAGTGGCGCGCCAGCCGCGATCTTTCGTGCGCGAGCAGCAGTCGCAGGCTCAAATCCTCCACCAGCTTTGCCCTTGCCGACAAGATCCAACCCTCGACGCGCAGCAGCGCGAGCGCCACTAGGAGGAACAAAACCATTACTACTCATGCGAAAAGAATACATGCTACGGTTGCGTGGCGGCTAGGAGAATCTAACCCTCACCCGCTCACTCGCGGATCTCCTAGCCGCGTCCAACAACAAATCGCGGCGCACGCTTCTGCATCGGAACCTCAACCACAGGCTTAGGACGCTCAACAAGACGAATCGGAGACTGCGCCTCCTGCTGCCAAACCGCCTGCGCACCAGCCATAGCCATCACAAGATCGTCGTGACAACCCTCATCCGCCTCAGGACGCGGCTCCTTACCATTCCGATCCCTAAACACAAAGGTACGCAGCTCGTCAATTAGTAGTTCGCTCTTGATTCGACCAGGCTCATCACGAATGGCGGCCTGCATTGCGGCAAGCATCATGGGTCGAGTCGCCGCAGTCGTGTTCCAACCGAGCGTTTGATCCATCCGCGCCTTCATATGGATCGGATTACGCGGCCTCCAGATATGCGGATATCCCATCACGTTCTTTAGCTGGGTAAGTACCGCTGCTCCCGGCCCGTTACGTTCCACGGCTAGCATCGCATCGTTATACAAGCGTCCCAACCGGGCCAGATCGTCGGCGAACTCGTCAACATCGGCGCGATACCGGATTTCTGCGACTTGTTCGCCATTATCTAGGCGTAGAACTTCTGCTACGGAGTAATCCGAGCCGGAACCTACGCCAATACGGGATTCTCGACGCTCATACTCGTCAAAACTTACTGATCCAGCTACATCAGCGAAGATTAGGTAGCGAACACCGGCTTGTGGTGTCTCCCACATGCGCATTCCACCCCTAGAGTCCTCATAAAACTCGATACGACCACCAGGAACGGGCATTCCACGCACAAAACCCCGCTTCTTGTGGGGTGTGGCGGCAAGATTGTCGAGAAAGTTGAAGAATTGGCGGCCTGTTGTCTCACAAAACTCGCCTAACACGCGAATCTTGTATGCCGCAGAGTCCTCACCCCACTGTTGTTTTGCGTCCTGCACCCATTCTTGCGTAATCAGGGCGCGCTCAGCGTCCTTTGAGATCTTTTCACCCGTGAAACACGGCGCATCGAACGCGCTCATGTGGATCGGGTACCAGCCAGAGTCCTTCTGGAACGCTTTGTAGAACGTGCCGGCGGGACGGGTCGGGTTCCCAATAAGCAATACTCGAGCCTCGTCGGCTGTGAGGAAACCTTCGGAAGCTTCGTAGATTGCTTCGTCAATACCGCTCGCCTCGTCCACAACGAGCATCATTCTTGGGGCGTGATGACCTTGAAATCTTTCTGGCTTGTCCGTCGAAAGTCCCATCGCGAACCAATCCGACCGGACTTCCAGCGAAGACTTGAACATCTTGCCAAAAGCATCCTTACCGCCAGGGATCTTGGAATGCCTGACGGCGATTTCGCGCCACAAGAGCTGCTCAACCTGTGACCACGTTGGCGCCGTCGTAATCACACGACACGGCCCCTCAGTCATAAAATCAAGAACAGCAGTAGCAGCGGTTGCCGTCTTACCAACACCATGGCAGGAGCGGACAGCTACGCGCTTGTGCTTACGAAGCGCGCGTAGAATCTCCGTCTGCTTACTCCACGGATCAAAACCAAAAAGATTCTTAGCCTTCCACACCGGGTCAGCCATCTTCGCTCGGATACGAGCAGCATCAACACTAACCTCAGTGCTACTCATCTACCTCAACACCCTCAGCCTCAATCACCTCTCGAGCAGCATCCACAGGAATCTGCGCCAACTGCATCAACGAAAACACCTCAGGCGCAACCTCATGCTCCACAACCTCCTGCTTCGCAAAACCAAAACTCCGCTCCAACTGCCACGCCGCCGGCTTCCAATCCCCCTCCTCCACAGCATCATTCATCACACGAAGATTCCGCTTCAAATGCTTCTTACGCGCCTCATAAAACGCCTTAGAAAACTCTATAAAACGCTTCTCCTCACCCACCTTCCCCTTACGAAGCGCACTAATAAACACCTTCTCCGGCACCCCAAGCACACGAGCAATCGCAGACTCAAACGCACCAAGCCCAGCCATCTCAACAGCCTCACTCATCTGCTCATCACTCAACTCTGCCATCGTCACCGAAGGACGATACTGCTTCACCAAAAACGCATCAGGCGCCAAACCAAACTTCTCAACCGCCTGCTCACGCTCCTCATGCAAATCCGCTCGACGAGTCACCACCGCTCCAATCCATCAAGATTCACCTTGATACCCGTCAACACTCTAAACGAAACCCACGCATCATACTCGCACGCCGCATGAACAACCAACCTACCACGCTCACCACTAGCGAACCAGCAACGAAACACCCACGTAGACCACGACTCGTACTCCACACTTGCTACGATAACACTCAATCCGACTCGTACTCGGAGACTCGCCCGTCAGAGGGGCATCGGCGCAGCCTGCACGCACCCCTCAAACAAAAGCACAGGCTGCCAGGAAACGACCAGCCAAGTTTCCACTCCCGCGATGAGACAAACCAACTCGTCCCTGCACGAGCTAGCAAACGAGAATGCAGCGTCCATGATGCGAATCCCCACGAGGGGGGGGAAAGGGGGGGGAGCAAAAACCCCGCAAGCCACCACACCAAATGCTCTGCTGAATTAAAAAACAAGAAAAGCAACAAACCCATATACAAACCATACCCAGAAACAAACCAGCCCTCCGTACACGGCGTCGTTCGGCGTGTCGGGGGGGTTGGGTGACGCGGTGTGTGCATGCTCGGGGCGAGAGTCCAGGGGCGACGGGTCGGGGTCGATGCCTTCAGCTCCCCACGCGCGAACGTCGATACCGACGCGAACCGGACGGTGATTCGTGGGTAGTGTGTGTTCGGGCATAGAAAAGCTCCCGCCGCCGATGGTGCTGGCGACGGGAGCGGTGAACGTGCGGGTTAGCTGATGGCGGCTAGCGCGTCGGTGTCGTCTACGTCGTGCCCGTTGATGGCGACGTGAACGGCGTTGTCCCATTCCGCCAGTCCTTCGTGGATGGTGTCTAGCGTGACGGCGTAGACGTCGCTGCTAATTTCGCTGACGGTGCCGGTTTCGCCTGCGGTGATGATGGCGCAGGGGTAGCGGTGGATGTCGCGGGTGAAGGTGACGCGCTGACCGACGGGGTACGTGGCGTGGTATGTCGGCGTGGGGAGCGGCGGCGTGGCGGGGAATCCTGCGGCGGCGTAGGCGTTGTATGCGGTGATGATGCGAGCTGCGAAGCTTTCCGCCGAATCGTCGCCGCATTCCACGTTGTACGTATCGGGTGCGGCTAGGTCATGCCACGCGCTATCGCTAATCCCTGCGCTCAGCTCTTCGCGGTGCGCTACGCCGTCGTGGTAGCTGCCGACGCCGACGCTGAATGCGTAATCCATGTAGTCGGGATCGTCGGGGTAGTCGCTATTCGGGCGCTGCTCGCCGACGCCGATGGTGGCGCAATTGCCACCGCTCATGTATAGCTCTGCGTCGATGCCTTCGGCGGCGAGCAGGTTACGCAGGTGGCGCATATCGACGTGCGGATTGATGACGCGTCCGGTGCCGTCGCAATCTTCGCAGACTTCGTCAATGGCGGGATAGTCAAGCTGGTAGCGTCCGGTGCCTTCGCAGATTTCGCAGGTGATGTTATGCGGGTGGCGATTCATGGTGACCCTCCAAGGTCGGCGGCGTAATTGCCGTATGCGTATGGTGCGGCAAGCTGCGGCATTTTGCAAGTAGGGGCGGCGTCCAGGGCTAGGCGTGGTGCGGGCTTGCGCGGCGCCGGCGGCGCGCTCGGGGTAGGCTCGAGGTGGACGCGTCGGGCAGCTATGACGCAGCAGCAATGGCGGCGCCCATGGAACGCAAAAAGGCTCCCCGTCGGCGTGACCGGGGAGCCTCTGCGGCGTGCTGAGTGTGTGGCGAGCTTACAGCGGCGTGACGCCTAGGCAGCTCGTGGGATCGGCTAGGGCGTCGTCCATGGTCCGGTAATGCCCGTCGGCTTCAATTTCCACGCCGTCATCCGCGCCACCCGTCCACGCTGCCGCGATTGCCTGCGTATGCGTCATCCCTGCCGGAATGGTATGCAGGTGGATTGCGTAGCGCGTGACCGGGTGATCGGGAATAACGTCGTCCCATGCGTCCCCTTCGTCGATCAGCAGCTCGTACGTATGCCATCCGCCAGCCGGGTGACATAGCCGGTGAGCGGCTTTCGGGAGCGTCGGCAGCTCTTCCCACTTATTCGCGAGCATGGTAGCCATTTTTTGCCTTTCGTTAGTGTGGCTAGGTCGATAGTAGCACTAGTCGCGTTTTGTGGGAATGAATAGCAGCGCGAGCATTGGCGCGGCGGGTCCCACGATTAGCGCGGTGAGCTTTAGAGTATCGATTAGTTCAGTCATGCCGCACCATTCGGCGAAACCGATCGGTTCCCTTCGTCTAGCGCGTAATGCCCATTAGACAATCGGCGCCACGTACGCCCGTTGACCACGCGCACCACGTCGCACGTCGGGCATGGCGCGTAGCCGTTATCATCGGCACCCGTGTACGATTCGGCGCCGCTCGAGGGGACGGCACCCGCGCCGTTACAGTCTGCGCAGGTCATGCGACGCGCTCCCCTCGGAGCTGCGCAAGTGCTGCGGCGCGCGTATGGTGCAAGCCGACGCACGCGCCGTTACGGAATGCGCCGACGCATACGCTCCCGTATTTCGTGTAGACCGTGGCGACGTGATCGCCTGCGTCGGGAATGTCCGCGTTAGTCATCGCCACGCCGCGATCAGTCATCGCTACCAGGCGCGCCGCCATTAGTCGCACCATCCTTCCATCATCGACGCTACGCCGTCGATATCGTCGCCTAGCAGGTCATGCATGGCAGCAGCTGCGGCGGCGGTTCCCTTCAACTTGAAACCGCGCTCCGCGTGCCATTCGCACGCGCCGCATGCCACGATACGCCACCCCTCGAGCGTTAGCCCGTATTCGTCCGGTTCGTGTAGGCAATCCATGTCCCACGGCTCCCCGCACTTCGTGCAATGCATGTCAGCCATTACGCCGCCACCTGCACGAAACCGCGCGCCGAACCGGCAACGCCGCGAAGCTTTCCTTTAGCGCGCAAGCCGACGACAACGCCGGACGGATCAAGGAACCGCAGGTCGCAGGCATCGCCATCGATTACGCGGAAAGTGTCGCCCCATGGGGAACGCCACTCAGCCGGCAGCGCCTGAGCCTTGCGCGTGGCGAATACCACGGCGACGCGATGACCGGCGGCTAGATAGCGCCGCGCCGCGTTACCTTCGCCGCCAGGGTACGAATAGGTCAGGTCGATACCGTACGCGGCGGCGTCCGGCTTCGGGCGCTTCGTGTAGTCATACAGCGCCACGCCTTCGCCTTGCGCCCATGCGACAAAATCCGGCGCGACGCGGTGCCACGCTACATCGCTGGTCCCGTTCAATCGGAGCGCAGGACGCAAGCCGTGCGCGGCGCTCCGCTTAACGTGCGCCGCCACTTCGCGGCGGAGCTGCTCAGTAAATGCGACCGGCTCGAGGATTAGCCGCGCCGTGCGCCGAATGCGCGCCGCCTGTATCACGTTCCACCCGCTAGCGTCTAGTCCGATGCCGCCACGCCCGGACGTGTTCAGGCACCCGGCGGCGCACTCTGCGCTGCTCCAGGGGCAGAGGTTAGCTCCCGCCATGGTCGAAGGTGCGAGGTGAAGGACCGCTGGCAGGTAGCCGCGCTCCGCTGCGCCCTTCGCAACTTTCGGATTAGTGAGCGTCAGCAGCTCACCGCCGGAACCGGCTACGGGATAGTGCGCGTTGACCGCTGCGAGCGTAGCGGTGACGCGCTGAATGGTATCTGCGGAATAGGTCACGGGTAATTCCCCTTTAGTTGAGTGACGCCCCCATGATGCACGACGCCGCGCCGAATCGCAAGCGACCGAGCGCACACACGAAAGAGGCTCCCCGCCGGCGACGCGCGGAGAGCCTCTCGTCTTGGCGGATTCGTGGCGTAGCGTGGGGCAACAACTACGACGCCGGAGGCAACAACTACGACGCAGTCGCGCTCCACTGAGCCTTGATGCGAAGAGCATTACGCCTCGACCAGCCAACAGGCGTCTGCTCCGCGAACGCAAGCGTGTCCCAATGCGGGTGCGTTGCGGCAACCTCGTTCAGGATCCGCGCCTCGTCGTGAGGTGTCGTCATGCTGGCGCGCATGACTCCGATGATGACTGGGTGCGGCGAATAGTTGAAGTAATCAACCGGAACGAGGATCGTGCGCGCCTTCATGCGCTCGCCCTTGCAAGGTACGCTGCCTCTTGCTCGTTGCACCACTGATCGAACTCTGCGCGCTCCTTTTCGTCCAGCTCCCACCGGTCGAGCAACTCGCCCAGCAAGTTGAGAATGGAGTCGGACTGCTTGTACGAGAATCGCTTCGCGTGATGATCAGCGAGGTCAAGCAGGTTGCGACAGTCATAACCGTAATCCTTGGAGCGAGGATCCGTGCCGAAGATCGCGTTGACGCGCTCAAGCATCTCGTCAATCCTCTCGTACCGATCATCAATGCTAGTCACGATGCAGCCTCCGGGTAGTCGTAATCGCCAGCGTACTCATTACGCTCAGCGATGGCTCGCGCCTCCCACATCACGCTGCGAAGCGCAAGCAGATCCGCCTCAGCTTGACGGTTGGTCACCGCTGCGAACGCAAGCGAAAGCGCAGCGATGATGTTCGACAGCTCCATGATGGTGAACAGGTCAGCCAGTTCTTCGGATCGGTTCGCGCCTCGATCCTCGTAGTCTTTGGCTTTCTGCTCTGTGAACTTCTCGCCCATCTTACTCATTAGTTTGACCTCCTCAGGTCTAGGGTTTGCCCATCCTACACACACAAAGCTACGCGCGTCAAGCCCTACTCCACGTAAGCGTACTCGTCAGGGTAGATCGTCTCGCTCTCAAACCAAGGTGTGAACTCAGTCATACACACCGTGCAGCAATGCGTGCCGTCACCCATCGGGCGACGATCAGCAGCGCCACAATAACCAGCGTGCCGCTGCGCCCTCCGCGCCGCCTTCGCCGCGCCTCGATCCAGCCTACGCTGCATAGCAGCACTAGCCTTCGCCCGGCCAATCGTTCCCTTCACCATCACTCGCCCCCATACATCTTCACGTTGCGCTCATAGTACTCCGGCGGATCAGCGTCCATCCGGCAGCACTCGCAGTACGGCGAAGCCTCAGCCTTGTCAAGCTGCGAAAGGATCGCCTTGCACGCTCGGCACGTATTCGCGTCCCACACCTCAGCGAGATGCGGATGCGAATCCATGATGCTCTGCATCACCTGGTCAGCAGCAGCAGCATTGCCGAGCGCGTGCATGGTGCTGCGCCACATGGTGCGGTACAGCGCGGACGAGTGTCGAGCTTCGAGTAGTACGGTCATGTTCTTCCTGCCTTAGTTGTGAGGAACAAGATGAGTAAAGCAAAGATCACGTATGGAATCAAGTCCAACATCACATCTCCTTTGCAACAAATGCTACACGATTAGTCCCAAATGATCTCATCATCATCAGACTGAACAGCAGCGACCCCTGTTGTCGGCAGATCAGGGATTGGCTTTCCCACGTTTTTGATTTCGTCCCACGTAATCACAATCTGATCACCAAGAATCGGCTCGCCCCACGGATCAAGACGCTCAGTGCTGACCATGCCTTCCTTCTGCACTTTCTTCTTAAAGTCAGACCAGCTCATCGGATGCTTGTCCTTATTGTCCAAGCACTCCTTAGAGCAGAACTCCCAGCCCTTCTTGTCCTCCAGCCACGCGCTCACACCACCACGCTGGAACGGCTTGCTACAAGCTGTGCAATAACCGACACGAACCTGCGGTGCCGGATCATACTTCTGCTTCAACGCAACCCACGCAACGCCGCCACGCATCCCGTTGATATCCGCCGCCACTCGAGTGCGAAGAGCGCCGACGTTATTAACCGACTTCCCTTGCGCTCGATACCGATCAATCACCTCGCCAAGTTTGTCCTCAATGGCGCGGTCTAGCCAATGCTCATCCATCAGCGTCGAACCAGTCGAACGTGGCGTACGCAATGGCGATAGCATCCGCCGCGTCCTGCATCCCTGGAGGATCAACACCATCCTCTTCGCATACAGCTCGCGCCCACTCCATCACCGGCTCCTTCCCACTACTCTCAATACCAGCATGCTTACGCCACTGAGAAGCAGTCAGAACCTTCTGCACAGAATTCGGCCAGACACAATCACACACCATCTCAACCTGACCGAGCGCCATCGCCGCACGAATCGAACCAAGCTTGTTCGGACCCACGAACACGGCTTCGATGCCGACATGCGTCACGTCATACTCAGCCAGCGTATCTTCGATAGCTTCAAAGCGACGCGCCGGCGTAACCCACTCGCTCGACTCAAACACGATAGTGCCGTGCGCCTTGAGCTTGTCGGTGTCTAGGATTGCCCAGCCGATACGAAGCGGGGAAACATCCAGCCCTAGGAAAGTTGTCATGTGGTTTCCTTGTCGATCTTGACGATGCGCTGCCCAATCCAGTAGGCAACGTTGGAGACGATGCCGTCGCCGCAGGCAGCGTAACGCTTTGAGTCCGAAGCCTTGACACCCGGCGGCGCGGTGAACCCGTCGGGGTATGACATCAAACGCTCACACTCCGTTGGGGTAAGCCGCCTGACTGTCATGCGTTCGGGCTGAGCTACGGCTGGATGCTGCTGACGATCAAGCGTGTACGCTGGCGCGCCTTCGCTTCCGATTCCGGTTCCGTTCTGGTGCTTCTCTACTGGACGAGCATCATTGATTGGGTACGTCTCGGCGATGAAAGTTTGAGCGTGATGCGACTGAACGCTTGGCTGATGCTTTTGTAAGCATCGGGCTGTGTCGATTGGTGTTGCGCTGAAGTTGTTCGCGGTTGCGTCTTCGCGGATGCTGTACGCCTGCGGAACAAGATGCCCACCCGCAGCGCCCTCAGCATCGTTACGATGCCCACGCTGCCCACCACCACCGCCCTGCAACGTCGATGCAACATCAACGCAAGCAATAGCCATCCCGTTAGCAGCTCCTACGCCGCTACCAATTTTGATCGTTGGAGATACACCAGTCGTGTCCCAAAAACCATTTTGACTGCCACCCGTCGGATAGAACGAGATGATCTCCGGCTCTTCAACAGTCAAATGGTTCGGAGACTTGTAGTCGCGACGACTCAGCTCTCGGGCGCGAGGCTCTTCGACCCAGTTTCCGAAGGCTGCTGTGGCGTTGAAGATGCTACCTCCATTAACGCCCTCTCCAACGCTTCCGGCAGCTTGCGTCCCCGGTTTGACGCACGGCGTAAGATCCCCGAAGCCGCTCTCGCTGAGAGCGAGTAGCGCGAGTCCACTTGCGGCTCGAGAATCGATGCCAGCTTCGGTTCGACGGGCGACAATGAAGATTCGCCGGCGCCGCTGCGGTACTCCCCAATAGCGGGAGTCCAAACACCGCCATCCCAAGCCGTACCCACAAGCGACCACTTCATTGATGAGTCGCTGGAAATCAAGTCCCTTGTTGGAGCTGAGGAGTCCTGGAACATTTTCCAGTACGAGCCATCGTGGCTGGATAGCTTCTGCAATTCGGAGGAACTCAAAAGCGAGGACTGATCTTTCACCGGTAAACCCCTTTCGCTTGCCAGCGACACTCAGGTCTTGACACGGGAATCCGCCGACCATCACATCAACAGGCTCTGGATCCTGCATCGTCGTAATGTCTTCGTAGATTGGCACGTTCGGCCAGTGAGCTGCGAGAACGCTGCGCTTCCAAGCGTCCAGTTCGCACTGCCACTTGATCTGCATGCCAGCCCACTCAAAGCCAAGGTCAGCGCCGCCGATCCCAGTGAACGTCGAGCCGACCGTCAGCATGACCTCTCCAGAATGCGACCACGCTGCGCCGCCGCGTAGATCACAGCATCGATGATCTCCTCATCAATGTTCCTAGAGAACTGTCCACGCGACCAGTCCTCCCACGTACTGCTCGTACCAGCGTGCTGCTCCCTGCCCTTCTCGTACCGAGCCTTGCAGTCAGCGATGAACGCGCCCCATTCCGGCTCTTCCCTGTCGCTCAAGCGCAACAGGCGCATGAACACCTCAGTGGTGCCATGAAACAGGTGAGCTTCGATGTTGTCCCACTCAGTCGAATCAGTCATCGCGAACCTTTCTTTGCTTTTGCAATGTCTTTCTTAGCAAGTTTTGTGTCGCACCACAAGCACACTTCGCGCGGATTCAGCAGCGTATAGTCGCCGCACTTCGCGCACCACACCTTCACTCAGTGACCTCAATGATGATTCCACCATTGTCTGCTGACTGCTGCATTGCATGCAGGATCCGCATGATGCGACGATACTGTTGCCCCTCGACCAGTAGCGAGTACCACGGATCAGCGAACGTATCCAACGAGCGCGTAATCAGATCGGGATCGTGTCGGAACTGAACATCAATGCTCTTACCCTGTGACGCGACGCTGACTGACTTCTGATTCTGATCCCACGTAACGATAAGTCCAGGGTTCGTTACGCTACGCATCTGCTCAGCTTTGAAGCGCGTGTCCTTCCGAGCATACGTAGCGTTGTAACTAGCGTTCATGTATGCGAGACGTTCGCCGTTCGGACGAGTGATAATCGCCGTCGCACTCACGCCACTCGTCATCACGCATGTCACCTTCAGATCGCCATTCGCAAGGCCCAAGTGTTCCAGCATGGCTACGTCATGGCAAAGAAGATCCCGCACGATACCCTCTGGCTTTGGCCCAGTAACCACATGCCGAGCCGACGAGAATCCACCGGCGCGGCCAACCATCCCGATCAGCCCAACAACGAAGTCTATTTCGGGAGCGTTCAGCATCGTATAGTCCACAAAGAAACGACCATTGCCTACGTTCACTGCCTTCCTCACAGCTTCGGCCTCAGCCTCAGTCATAGCTCCCGGCTTCATGCAAAGAACATTCTTCCCTCGTTCTAGTGCGCTGATGCTGATGCTTGCGTGATGCTGCGGTGGTGTGCATACGACTACTGCGTCATGGTCGATACTGTCAGCACACATCTCGTACGACTCGCCAAGGTTCGTGCCACGAAACTCGACTAGCCGACTAAGATCCTTATCAACAACGCCAACAAGCTTGAGTTGCTTGTGCTTAAGGATGCGCTCTCGATAGAGAGAACCAAAGTATCCGTGACCAACGAGAATGGCTTTTACCATGTCTCCTCCGTGAATCCGTACCATCCCAGGATGCTGTGGTTCGCGTCCCAAACTGTCGATGCGTACCGATGGCTGCCACTCTGCTTGAGGTAGAACGTGTAGATGTTCTCGCACGCCCACAACTGTTGCGCTGGCGTTGCGTCCGACATGCGCTCGGGTGCGCCCTTCGGCTTGTGATCCCGCCAGTTTGGAATCGTGAAGCCGCACCCACCCGGATACGTGATGCCCGAACCGTCGTGCTTCCATTTGATACTCGCCCACTTGCCAGCCTTCCCACTTGGCTGCTCCGCTCGACACGTCTTCAACCACTGCTCGTAGTGCGGCGGCAGCGTTGACTTTGCCATGCTCAACTCTGGAGCCATCAAGCCTGCAAGAAGACACAGGATGCAGAGAAAGGCGAGTAGGATCTTCGACCACATCAGAACGGAATGTCGTCGTCGGCGGCTACCGCCTTCACCGCCGGCGCCTGATCGTTATCACTCTTCGACCCGAGCAGGACAAGGTCACCACCGACGAGATCGTACGACGTGCGCTTCTCGCCATCCTTCTCCCACTGCGACCACTGAAGACGAGCGCCCATCAGCCCGAGCTGACTGCCCTTCGTCAGGTACTGCGCAGCGATCTCTCCGCTCTTACCGAACAGCGTCGCGTTGATGTAACCCGGCTCGTCCTTTCGCGCGTTCCACGCGATGCGGAGCTTCGTGTACTGATTGCCCGAAGCGGGAACTTTCTGCTCAGGATCAGCAGTCAGGCGACCGATGATGTTGACGTGTGCTGCGCTCACTTGCTTCCTCCAATGGTGATCGGGATGACCTTCTGCGATTTGCTACCGAACGGGCAGCGATGATAGAAGTCGCAGTACTTCTCCGAACAAACCCAAGCGTCCTTGTCGAGTCCGGTCGCGGGGAAGTCGCCGGTTTCGCACCAGCGTTCCATCTCGCCCATCCAGTACGAGACGCGCGACATGATCGACGCGGAGTCGGGAGCGGCAACGTGCGTCGCCCCAACATCGACCTTGCCGCCGATGCGAGCGTGACGCCACCCCATCGCCTCAACCGTCTCAGTCGGATTCTGGTTCTGCCACAACACGGCGTAGATGCTGAGCTGCGGATCGCGCGCCGCCTCTTCCACAGTCCACTTCTTCCGGCTCGACAGGCTCGTCTTCACGTCCGTGATTGCGACACGACCAGGAGTGATCTGCTCCACCACGTCGATGTAGCCGATGAGCTTTGCGTCCGTCTCGTTGAACGACGCCTCAACGAACACCTGCGTGTCCGTCGGCTTCATGTCAATGGTCTGCTGCGTGTACTGCGTCAGAGCGTTCAAGCCTCGTTCGATGATGTCGTCGGGCGCGTCGCTGAGGTCGTACTCAATCGGCTCGCCGTCACGATTCGTCTCCTTCGGCTTCTCCCACGCCTCCACGAAGACCTCGTTCGGGTCGATGAGGATCTCATCATGGATCTTGTTGTCGTGGATCTGGCGCGTCGCCTCATCAAACGCGATGCCGGCGAGAAGGCTGGCGCTCGTGACGCCGCGGATGCCTTCGACGTAGCGGTAGTAGAACTTCATGCCGCACCCTGCCCTGCCGAATGCGGTGCTGAACTTGGAGGCGCTGACCTCTCCGTTCGGGATCTTCGTCATGCTGCCAACTCCTTAATTACGAGGTCTAGTTCCATGCAACGAACACCGAGCGTGTCCGCAAGCGACTCGTACACCTGTGCTTGCGTCAGTTTGCCATCGGGCAGGTAGCCGTGGATCTTCAAGAGTTTACCTGCCTCAACCTTCTGATCCTTGTCAAGCTTGAGGAAGTACCGCTTTGCCGCGTCGATCCAATCAGGCGTGGGGTCAATCACCTCGCCGTCGAGCGTTTCTTCTGCCGCGTCCATCGTTGCGATAGCTTCAACGATCATCGCATCAGCCACCTCGTCCTGCTTCTCTTCAGCAGGCTTCAGCGTGAGTGGAGCAGAAGGGGGGAGGGCGGCGCTTGAGGAGGCCACCTTGGAGGGGGAATCGCCGCCCTCCCCACCATTGAAGCCAGACTCGTCGCCCAACTCGTCTGGCGTGTAGATGCTACCACCGATCACCTCTGGCATGAAAGCGTTCACGCCTTCCGTGACTGCCCTGGCGGTGCGCATCTGGCGCGGGTACTTCTGCCACGTCCCGCGTCCTGCGAGTCCCATGCGCTTGGCGTCGTCGGTGTCGCACTTGCTGGTGCCGATGATCTCGCCGTTGATCGTCCACTCAATCTCTACGCAGTCTTCGTCGCGGCGAAGATACTTGAACGAGTATCGGTCAGTTCCGAACGGCCCTGTGTACGCTCGAACCATTCCAAGGATTGCCTGATATGAGAGGGTAGGCTTTCCTTCCACGATGTGTACATCACTGATGCCCCGTAGTCCCAGACCAAGCTCTCTTGCGATTCGCAACTTAACGACACCAGCGGCCGCATCACGAATATCCTTGTAGAAACCGGACTGAGCGAGCGCATTCGCAAGACGAATGTCCGAGTCAATGTCGTCATGTACAACTAGTTCCTTACTCATCATGGCCTCCAAGCCGATTGATTAGGCGTACTCTACACGCGGCGAGAACGATTTGCAAGTCGCTCTGGTTCGCCCTCTCTGATCAGGACGTACGTTTCAAACGAGCGAGCTAGGATGCGCTCCGCAGTTTCAGCCTCGCCAGCGCGAAGCGCATCCAACGCCCATCGAACATCACGAGCCATGCTCGCTAGCGGATCAACGTGGCGACCAGTCACTTGCGCCCTTCAGATACCCGGCAGCGACACTGAGGATCAGCGTCACCGCTGCCGCTACGTCCGCAGGAACACTCACTCCCACCTGACCCAGCACAAAGACAATCACCAGGGTCGCCGCAGCAGCCAGCGCGCTCGCCTTGACTTTCGGATTCAGATTCATTCTTCACCCCCTTCCTCATAGGATCACACGATACTGCACACCAGCACGCGCCGACAAGTTACCCTTCTT